CGTGACAAGATTAAAGCAGAACGTGCAGAGGAGCAACGCCAAGAACTAACTAAACAACAGGCAACAATATGGCGACGAGCAAGGATAAAAAAGCAACTCCAAAATCAAATGACTTCCATTTTCGCAGTGTTGTTCGTAACGATGTGGTTCCTATGGCTGATGATATTGATAAGAACGAGTCACACCTACCAACTCCAATACTCTTCGCCAGCTTGGTGGTGTGTATTGTGTTAATTGTAGCACTTCCTGTATTTGCTGTGATGTACATGGACATGAATAATGCAACGAATGCTGCTATAGTAGAAGTTCGTAAGATGAAAGAACTTCGTTTAAAACTACTTCTTGAAAACCAATAATTAAATCATGATCGACGAAACAAATGCTCGTTTAACTTCTCATGAAGCAGTTTGTGCTGAACGATATATTAGCATAAATGCTCGTTTAAAAAGGCTTGAAACAATACTACTAGCTTCTGCTGGTTTTATTATAGCCACATTATTAACCTTAGTTCTTAAACTAAGTTAAGGATTATTATGTCCAGTACATTTACTATAAACAGAGATCAAATCATTAAGCTTGCTTTACGTAAGCTTGGTGTGCTTGAGATGGGCGATAACCCTGACGCTGAAACTATTTCTAATGCTTCCTTTGCCTTAAATCTGTTTATTAAACAGTGTGCTACTCAGGGTTTAAAGTTGTGGAAAGTTGAAGAAATGGTTGTTCCATTAATAGATGGTTATCCAGTGTATTTATTAGGTAATGGTCCTAACAGTGACTTTATGTACAATGCTTTGGATTTGGCACCTAATCCAATAGCTGTAACAGACAAGCCTTTAAAGGTTATTCAAGGATGGTATCGTAATATTCAAGCTACTCCTCCAGTAGATACACCATTGCAGTTACTGTCTAAACAAGAATATAACCTTCTTGGTTCTAAATACTCTACTGGTGTTTCTAATAGTATTTTTTATGATGTAAAACAGAATAACGGTCTTTTGTATGTGTATTTAAACCCAGATGCATACAGTGCTGCTAACTTAGAAGTTCATATAGTTTGTCAGATGCCTATGAACGATCTTAGTCGTGCTCAAGACATCCCTGACTTTCCTAATGAGTGGATGAATACTTTAGTTTGGAATTTAGCTGATCAGTTAGCTATTGAGTATTCAGTTCCTGCTAACCATCGTGCAGAGATAGCCACAAGAGCTAAAGTTTATCGTGATGAATTGGCTGATTGGGATGTTGAACCTACGTCTACATTCTTCCAAGTTGATATGAGAATGTCTAACGCTATTATTGGAAATACTATCTAATGGCTACTCAACGTATACCACTTGCTCAATTAATAGAAACTCGTGATGGCACTTTGACGAAAGATTCAAAGTGTGTAAACGGTTACTGGGAATCTTCGCCAGGTAAAAAAGAATTTGTAAAAAGACCAGGTTTAACCAAACTTGAAAATGTTGGTCTATATACAATAGATGGTTTTGCTCAAGGCATGACTCTTTTTACAGGTACGTATGGCACTTATTTAATTTTTGTAGTTGGTGGGAAGTTATACGCAGAAATTCCTTCATATACTGGTTATTCTCCAGACTTAGTAGGTTCTGTTGCTACAGGAGGTAAATGTTCTTTTGTAAGCACATTAAATAATACTTATTTGTTTATACAAGGAAAAGATCATTCTTACACTTTAGACCCGAGTGTTAGTGGGTTAGGTTTATCTGAAGTTAGTAATACTAAAGTAGCAAGCACTACTATTACTACAGCAGGTGCTAACTACAGTAATGGAGTTACAGTTACTTTTTCAGCCGCGCCTTCTGGAGGAACAACTGCAACAGGAACAACTCAAATAACAAACGGAAGTTTTACAGGCATTACTATTACTAATCCAGGTAAAGGTTATTTAACAGCACCTACTATTACTATTACTCCTGCTACTGCTGTTACTTCTCTTCCTGTAACAAATACGTCTGGAACTTATGTACTAACATCAACAAATGTTAATGCTAATGCTGTTTATGTTGGTATGACTGTCACAGGTACAGGTATTCCAGCAAACACTAAAGTAGTTGCAGCATCAGGATCTTATCCACTTGTTACCATTTCTTTAAATAATGCAACAACAGCAGCAGTTACTTCTGCTACTTTTAAAGATTTAGGTACTGGTGCAACAGCTACTAGTGCGTTAAATGGTTTTCCTTCTGACTCATTAGCAAGAGGAGCTGTTTATTTAGATACTTACGTTATTGTAGGAACAAAAAAAGGTAGAATTTATACTTCTAACCCAAACGATCCTACAACTTGGAATGCTTTAAATTACATCACAGCAGAATCAGATCCTGATACTTTAATAGGTATAGCCAAACATTTAAACTATCTTATGGCGTTTGGTCAATATTCTACTGATTTTTTCTATGATGCGGGTACTTATCCAGGTTCTCCTTTAGCCCCTGCTCCTAGCTATAAAATGGAAATAGGATGCGCTGCTGGCGATTCTATCCAATCTTTTGAACAATCTGTTATATGGATAGGACAATCTAAAGCACAAGGACCTGCTGTTTATCTTATGGATGGTGTTGCTCCTGTTAAAGTTTCTACTGCGTTTATTGATCGAATATTACAAAACAGTAAATTAGAAGACGATACTACTTATTATGTCACTTCTTATACGTTTAAAATGAATGGACATATGTTTTATGTATTGACATTAGACGATTTAAATGTTACAATAGTATATGACATTGGCGAAAAAGCATGGTATCAATGGACTATGTGGGATAAAGGAGATAGAAATACTTTGTACATCAAAGATATTTACGCAGAACAAAAGTTTTATCCAAGTTTTTGTGTTGGTACTAGTCCTACTTATCAAAATCCAAACAATCGTTATTATTTACTTGATTCACAATATGGATCTATGTATGTAATGTCTGATTCTTATTATACTGATGGTGGTGCTCCTATTTATTATAGAGCAATAACAGGAAATATTGATAATAAATCAACTAACCGTAAATTTTATAATCGCGTTGAAATAGTAGGAGATAAAGTACCTGCTATTATGAACATTAGAAGTACTAGCGATGATTATAGAACATTTTCTCCTTATCGACAAGTAGACCTAAGTAAAAGTCGTTCTCAACTATATCAATGCGGTCAATCTCGACGAAGAGCATGGGAATTCTTGTGTACTGATAATCAACCGTTACGCATAGAAGCAGTTGAAGTTGATTTTGAAGTTGGTGGCTTAGAACAGCAGATTCCACAACAGCAAGGATAAGATGGATATTGTAACACAAGAGAATGATTTTAGTTTATCTACAATTGAAGGAAAAACACAGTTAGCAGCAGCTATGCTAACACTTCCTCAAGCAGAGTGCTCAATTGTACATAGGTTTGGTCCTGGTGTATACATACGAGAAGCTACTTATCCTGCTGGTATTGTTATTGCTGGACAAGAACACGTTGGAGAGCATATTAATGTTTTACTAAAAGGAAGCATTAATGTTATTGATGGTAACGGAGATGTACAGTTTTTAAAAGCTCCTCATATGTTTATAGCCAAGGCAGGTAGCAAAGTTGGTTATACATTTGAAGAAGTTGTTTGGCAAAACATTTATTCTACTGACGAAACAGATGTAGAAGTATTAGAAAAAACTTTATTTAAAACTCCAGAAGTATTTGATAAGCATTTAGCTTTAAAGCTAGAAGAAGAATACAAACTACACGAAGAAGATAGAGAAGATTTTAAACAACTTCTTTTAGAAACTGGATGGAAAGAAGAAGATGTAGAAGCTGCTTCTAAATATCGTGGAGACTGCGTTCCTTTTTCTTACGGAAATTATTCTGTAGCACCTGGCAATAGCCCAATACAAGGTAAAGGTCTTTTCTCTACAGCAGCTATAAAAAAAGATGATCTTATAGCTCCAATGAGAATACTTGGAAAAAGAACACCTGCTGGTTACTTAATAAATCATGCAAAAACTCCTAATTCTAAAGCAGTAATGCTACCTAATGGAGATTTGCTTGTATTTGCTTTACGAGATATTCATGGAATGCTTGGTGGTTGTCTAGGAGAAGAAATAACTCTAGATTACAGACAAGTAATGAAACTTAATAATTTATGGGATGGAGAAACTAAATGTCTGCAAGCGTAGCTGCTTCTGTTGTTGGTATTGCTGTTGGTGTAAAAGCCCTTACAAGTAGTAGTGG